GTTCACCCCATGATGGCTATGGATGCTACCCGATTACCTAGAGGCTCTAATAATGAGATTAGACCTGGAAAAGTATTACTGACTAATGGTGATCCAAGAGAAGTGCTACAGCCTTTTAATTTTGGGCAGGTAGGACAGATTACCTTTGCTCAGGCAGATGCCCTTCAGAAGATGGTACAGACCGCTACAGGGGCGATAGATTCAGCAGGGATTCCAGGTTCTATCAATGGAGAAGCTACTGCTGCGGGTATCTCAATGTCTCTTGGGGCTATAATCAAGCGTCATAAGCGCACATTAATTAACTTCCAAGAATCTTTCTTAATTCCGTTTATTAAAAAGATTGCCTATCGGTATATGCAGTTTGAAGCTGAGACTTATCCAGTAAGTGATTATGAGTTTGAAGTAACCTCTTCACTAGGCATTATAGCTAGGGAATACGAAGTTACGCAGTTGGTACAGCTACTACAGACTATGGGTTCTGACTCTCCGTTATATCCGGTATTGATACAGTCCATTATCGATAATATGAACATATCTAACCGTGAGCAACTACAACAGATTATTGCTCAAGCTAGTCAGCCTAATCCACAGGCACAGGAAGCTCAACAAGCCGAACTACAGGCTAGGCTACAGTTTCAAGCCTCTCAGACTAATGCGCTCAATGGACAGGCTATGGAGTCACAAGCTAGGGCTGAGAAGATTGCTCAGGAAACTAAAGCAATTCCTGTTGAGCTTGAGATTGACCAGATTAACGCTGCAACCAAGAATCTTCAGGCGGGTGACGCTGATGATAAGGAGTTTGAGCGCAGAATGAAGGTAACGGAAAAGTTACTTCAGGAAAGAAAACTTAACCTAGACGCTGCTATTAGGGCAGATCAGGCAGATACTAACCGAGCAAGACAACAGCCTACGGAGAACCTTCCTAACTAATGAGTGTTGAATCAATAGGAAAGCAACTTGAAGAGTATGAGTCGGATAGAGATTCGGCTTATGCAGAAATGTTTAGCACACAAGGCTGGAAGTATTTGATGGAATATTTGACTCAGCAAGCAACAAGAGCTGATTCAATAGAGAACATTGATAGCATGGAAGAGCTACATTTAAATCGAGGAAAATTAAAAATTATTGCGCTGTTGTTGAATTTAGAAGCAACAACGGAGCATAATAGGGAAAACGAGGGTAGCAAACTTGAGTGGTCTTAGGTTTTTTGAATTTAAGTGCAAGAATAACCATGTTTCTGAGAAATTAGTTTCACGTGAAACATACACAATAGATTGTCCTCACTGTGATAGTAAGGCTCAAAGAATTATCTCTGCGGTTCGCTGTAGTCTTGAACCTGCAACTGGGAGTTTTCCAGGGGCAACTGAAAAGTGGTTGAAGATGCGTGACCAACAGATAGCATTAGAACGTAAGGTAGCCGAACAATAGTCCAGTAGCTTAAAGAAGCGAATGGGTAGCTTAATAGGTCTTATGAGGTTTAATGATGGCGAAAATAATTGACCCAGTAAAGGTAGACGAAACGGATACAAGCCCTGTCTTGGAAGAATCTGATTCTACACAGAATGAGGTTCAGGAAAAGGTAGCAGAGTTACCGGAGCAATACCGAGATAAATCCCCTGCGGATTTGATAAAAATGCACCAAGAGCTTGAAAACAAGCTAGGTGAGCAGGGTTCAGAGCTAGGCAAACTTAGGTCTGCTGAATCTGAAGTTAAGGAATTGCGAAGGGTTGTAGACGATTTTGTTCTCAAACAGTCAACTGCCAAAGAAGAACCTGCTGAAGAGGCAGATTTTTTTGCTGACCCTGATAAAGCGGTTGCTGACAAGATTGCTAACCATCCTGCTATTAAGGAAGCGCAGCAAACAACTCAGCAAATAAAGCAAGATCAGGCTAGACAGCAATTGATGGAGAAGCACCCTGACGTTGGGGATATTGTTCAAGACACCAATTTTATTGATTGGGTTAAGAGCGATCCCATCAGGATTGAATTGCTACAAAGGGCAGACAGTCAGTTTGATACGGCTGCTGCTGATAACTTGTTAGGTCAGTGGAAACAGATCAAACAGGTTTCTGAGTCTGCAACCAGTTCTGAGAAAGTAGCTTCCAAGGAGACTTTGAAAAAGGTTTCTACTGGTGGTGCAAAGGGTAGTAGTGAACCTCCTTCAAGAAAAATCTTCCGAAGAGCAGATATTATTAATCTTATGAAGACTGACATTAAACGCTACCAAAGCATGGAGCCTGAAATTAGACAGGCATATGCCGAGGGTAGAGTAAGGTAAAAGGTAACTACTATGGCTAATGAAACTTCAGGTGCTTATTTTACAGCTAATGCTGCTGTAGATAAGACTGCTGCTGATAAATTCATTCCTGAAATATGGAGTGACGAAGTGATTGCGAGCTACGAGAAAAATCTCAAGATGGCTCCACTTGTTAAAACCCTTAACTTTTCAGGTTCTAAGGGTGATGTAATTCATGTTCCTAAACCCACACGCGGAAGCGCGGCTGCTAAGGCAGAAGCTACCGCTGTGACTATTCAAGCGAATCTTGAAAGCGAAATACAGGTTACTATTAACCGACATTTTGAGTATTCACGCTTGATTGAGGACATTGTTGAAGTACAGGCGCAAGCGTCATTACGATCCTTCTACACTGATGATGCTGGCTATGCTCTGGCAAAGCAGGTAGATGATGATCTATTCCGCGCTGGTACTGGCTTTGGTTCCAGCACGCTAGATATGACTGTCGTAACTGATGGCTCTACCGCTGCTGGTACTGCTTTTGAAAGCGCAAACTCATTCTTTGTTGATGCTTCTAGTGGATTAACCGCGTATACAGACGATACTGTTGTAGCTGCTGATGTATTTACAGATGCAGGGTTTCGTGGATTAATCAAGAAAATGGATGATAATGACGTTCCTATGACGGATCGTTCGTTCATTATTCCTCCTACATTGCGATCTGCAATTATGGGTATTGATAGATATGTATCTGCTGACTTTACTTCACCTCAGACTGTTCAAAGCGGTTTGATTGGTCAGGTATACGGCATTGATATCTATGTTTCGTCAAACTGTCCTGTTATTGAGGATGCTGGCAGCAACTCTTCTGGTTCGGTGGATATTCGTGGTGCATATTTGATACACAAAGATGCCATCATGTTAGCCGAGCAGATGGCTGTTAGGTCACAGACTCAGTACAAACAAGAGCATTTATCAACGCTTTATACCGCTGATACGCTCTATGGTGTACAGGCATATCGTCCAGAAGCAGGATTTATTCTCTGCGTTCCAGACGTATAAGATGAGGTACGGAAGGGGGGCTTTGCCCCCTTTCTTGCTTTATGGCGAAAGACCCAAAGCTCAAGAAAGCAGGAGTTTCTGGCTATAACAAGCCTAAGAAGACTCCAAATCACCCTACAAAAAGTCATGTTGTGGTCGCTAAAGTAGGCGATAAAACAAAGACAATTCGTTTCGGTCAACAGGGCGTTAAGGGTGCTGGTAAAAATCCGAAGACGAAAAAAGATAAAGCACGAAGAAAGTCTTATTATGCTAGGCATAATGCACAAGACCCAAATCCTTCTAAGTTAAGCGCAAGATATTGGTCACATAAAGTTAAGTGGTGATTTAAATGGCAGCTAAAATTAAACTCAAAAGAGAAACGGGAGGAGCAGGTGATACACCTACTACTTCTGACATTGAAGCCTATGAGATAGCGCAAAATGTAACAGACAAAAGATTATTTGGTAGGGATGGCAGTAATAATATCTTTGAGTTTGGTATTAATCCTACCTCTATATCAACGGGTGCTATTACAGCTACAGGTACAGTAACCGCTAATTCACAGCTTGCTTCCTCAAATGCAGTATTAACAGGCGGTTCAGTTAATAACATGGTTATAGGAGCGTCTTCTGCTGCGGCTATCACTGGTACTTTGATTACTGCTTCTACTAATTTTGCGGGAAATATCACCGGAAATGTGACCGGAAATGTGACGGGCAATATTACCGGAAATACAACCGGAGACTTAACAGGTAATGTAACTGCGAGTTCTGGTACAAGTACATTTAACAACCTAGTTATTAACGGGACAGTAGACTTCAATACGGCTGTTTTAACTGATCTTGGAAGCCCAAGCAACTCAACAGACGCAGCAACCAAGGGTTATGTAGACACAGAGATAACCAACTTAATAGGTGGAGCACCTGGAGCACTAGATACGCTTAATGAGCTTGCTGCGGCCTTGAATGATGATGCTTCTTTTAACTCAACGATTACTACATCTATAGCAACTAAACTGCCTTTAGCTGGCGGTACTATGAGTGGTGCTATAGCAATGGGTAGCAACAAAATTACAGGGCTAACCAATGGTTCGGCTTCTGGTGATGCTGTGAACAAGGGTCAGCTAGACACTATGCTACCTTTGGCGGGTGGCACAATGACGGGTAATATAGCTATAGGCTCGAATGTCATTACGTCCAGTGCTAACCCTACAGATGATACTCATTTGGCTCGTAAAGCTTATGTTGATGCTCAACTAGGAAGTGCTACTGCGGCAGCCTCTAGTGCTTCTGCTGCTGCTACTTCAGCTACCAATGCAGCATCTTCCGCAACTGCGGCAGCTTCTAGTGCGACTTCAGCCGCTTCAAGTGCGACTTCTGCGGCAAATTCATTTGATTCTTTTGATGATAGATACTTAGGAGCCAAGTCTTCTAATCCATCTGCGGATAATGATGGAGATTCTTTATTAACTGGAGCGATTTACTGGAATACGTCATCAAATGAGTTAAAAATTTATAATGGTTCTGCTTGGGTACAGGCTGCATTTACAAGTAGCGGTATATCAGATGTTGTTGCAGATACTACGCCACAATTAGGTGGTAGTCTTGATGTTAATGGACAAGATATTGTTTCTGTATCAAATGGCAATATAACACTTACACCTAATGGTACTGGTTTAGTTAGAATTGATAGCAATGTTGATTTGCAGTCTGGAGAGATAGTTCTTAAAAACTCAGGCTCAGTATCTAATATTAAGTTTTATTGTGAAGCAAGCAATGCGCACTACACTCAATTACAAAGTTCTGCTCACGCAGATTATAGTGGTAATGTCACTTTAACATTGCCCCCTGCTACAGATACGTTAGTCGGCAGGGCTACTACAGATACGCTGACTAATAAAACATTAACATCACCTAAAATAAATGAAGATGTTGCTGTTTCTGCTACAGCTACAGAAATTAATGTTTTGGATGGAATACCAGCAGGTTTGACGGCAACAGAATTAGGTTATGTTGATGGTGTAACTTCAGCTATACAAACTCAATTAGATGCTAAAGCAGGTTTAAGCAATCCTACATTGGCAGGACTTACTTTATCTGCTGAACTGGCGGGTGCTGATAACACAGTAAGCAGGGTTAACCTTAAAGACTATGGTGAAGTAACTAACGCTTTAGGCAGCGTATCAGGCAGTACAACCATTGATTTAACGGCTGGTAATTCTGTCACTGCAACTACTGGTGGTGCAATTACATGGACGTTTAGTAATCCTACAGCTTCAGATGAATTGTGTGGATTTGTACTTAAACTTGTGAATGGAGGCAGTGCAACTCAAACATGGCCCGCAAGTGTAGATTGGCCTAGTGCAACTGCACCAACACTTACGACTAGCGGAACAGACGTATTGGTATTTATCACTTGTGATGGCGGTACGACTTATTACGGCTTTACTGCGGGGCTAGCTCTAGCATGACCAATATTCGTAACGCTTTAATGCAAGCTGCTGGCAGTGCTGGCGGCGATCCAGTATATGTAG